GACCATTTGTTCTTTGATGAACCAGCCACCACGACCAGACTTCGTGCCAAACGAGACGTAATACTCATGCTTCATTCGTTGCCTCTTTGTTAAAGTTGGCACGGAACTTGTCAGTGTACTCGCCAAGGGCATGCTGCGCCTCTTTGAGAGACCTATCGTTCAGGTCAAGAGACTCTTTGATGCTGGCAATCTCAACACACTTGCGCAGCATCATGTCTTGGATCATGTCCTGAGCGGTGCTGTAGCGCCACCAGTACGTCTCACCGTCACGGCCAGTGATACGTTCCAAGACCTTGTCTTCCTCAGCATCAGTCTCAGCATGTCCCATCTTGTCGATGAGCATATCTTCTATCACATCAAGCGACATAAGATCACGAAGCTTTGGCCTTGTCTGCGACATGAGCAGGTCTTTGTTTTTGTTTAGACGTTGAACGTCTGCGCAGTGGCCTTGATAGACCTTGTCTTGTTGCAGTGCGGTGAACCAGCAGTTTGCCATTGGATTAGGTGCGGATGGCTTGTGATGAATGGTAGATCAGCTGTTGCGATCACCAAAGAATTGGGCAAAGGTCTGTAACAATTCGTAATCATCAAGACCTTGGACATGGAGAACCACATCAATCAACTGAGGTAGATCCTCTAGGTCGATGTGTTCCGATAGAAAGAACTCTATCAGCTGGTTCTCCATTAGTTCACGTTTGGAGACGTGCATCATGGCATGTAAAGCGACACAGCCTCATTGGCTAAAGCTCCATCAAGTATCTCAACCCAAGAGTTAGGGTAAAGATCACAAATAGAATCATAGGCTGCGTCTGCTTCTTCGTAGGTTTGGAACCTAGCGTAGGGCGACCAATTGCCCGTAGACTCGTTGAAGATACCAATGGTGACTTTCATTTGCAGGAGAAATCAGAGAGACCATACCAGCCATCTTGAGACATCTCGGTGTCTTTGTTGAGTTGGCCATCGTGAAGATACCAGACAAAGTCTTTCTGATGTACTCCGTCTTTGAATGATCCAAACGTTTTGAGAATGGCATTCAGTCGTGATTTGGTGGTGTTGGTACGATAGCCAGCGTGACGCACTTTGATGTTGAGTTGGTCAACTTGTGCAATCTCGCTACCATGAAGGTAGACATGATGCACGCCAGCGTCATCACGTGTTACGCTCGTGTTGTCTTTGCACCAGTGCGCAGCATCGTCGCAAATAGCCTGGCACATGTCGCGTTCAATCTTACGCATGATGATCAGATGAAAAGGTCAAGAGTAAGAGCACCAAGGCCAGCCATCAAGAGAAGAAGACTGACTGATGGAATTGTGACACAGGTCGCAGCAACAAAGGCGACACATCCAAAGAACATTAACATTTAGTAACCTAACCAGAAGAGCAGGGCTTGAGCGTTGCGCTGATCGAGCCAAACAGGATCAACACCGTGGTTGTCTTCGTAGACCTCCGCAAGTGTGAAGCCGTGTTGTTTGAGCAGTTCGGTAGCGTCACCGAAACTGAGATTGCCGTGGTGGTCGGCTGCGTCTAGGACGCTCTCCTCAAATGATGCGTACATGTCGGGGTGGCCAGTCGGTGGCTTGTGAGAGTATGGAATGAAACAAGGCAAAAAGAGAGAAGCCTGTAACATTCCGTAACAAATGGCGTCCGTGGGCCGGATGTGTGCCGCTTGTTGAGTACATATTGCCGCGGATTGCTGGGTTGGCAAGGTCGTGTTGACAATTCGCAACACTCACGCAACATTTCGGCAAACGGGCACAGATAGATAGTAGATAGAGATTAAATATAAACAATTGCACCGCACAGTTTGTATAAACAACTGCTGCCCGCGTTACTACACGTTACATTGCGTTACATTTATACTTACAACGGCATAGGGGGCGGCCATAAATCTAAAACAGCGGGGGGTATTGGGGGGAGTCGGGCCGATCGCTACAGGCGTAAGGGGTTCGCATTTTTGTGTCAAAATTTACGAGTGACGCCTAGAAGGCCCCGTAGAGGCCCTCCGAGGAGCTTTAGGTGTACTGACACCTGAAGTGAGTCGGAGGGGTCTTGTAGGGGCTAGAACACGTCTCTGGACGTGATCTGTGCGTCAGCTACGGAGTACGGAGCAGAAGGACGACGCCGAAGACGATTCATTGCTTCTTCATAGAAGACCGAATCTGTCTTACCACTGCGTTCTAATGCTGTCTTTACAGCCATCCATTTTTCGTACTGCTCATGTGTCATCTCTTCCATTTAAGTGCCCTCGCTATGAGAGGTAGTTGTTGGATGAAAATGGTCTTAGCCGAATCAGCAATCTGTTGATGTTCGAGCTGCGTACCGTTAGCAGTACGAAGATCGATGTAATGAATCCAAGAACGAAGCGTGCCGTTCATGTAGAGCCGCGTTGGCGCGTTCAGCGGCAACACCGCCCTAGCACATTCCTTGGCAACCCCTGACGACACCATCTCGTGGTAGAGGTCTTCTGCCTCTGCGTAGTGCTGTGCTATGCGTCGGTAGAAGGACTGGGTTTGTTCTGGAGTCAGATCATCAACAGAGTTCTGTCGGTTCTTTGTGTCTTGTCTACGCAGGTGAGGAAGATCAATACCCCCAAGCTCATCCATGCGTGCATACCGTTGGCTGAACTCTTGAAAGCTAAAGCTACGGTGACGCAGTATTTGAGCTGAGATTGATCGAGTAGTGTTGATTTCTAACACCATGTTAGCCATCTCAAAGATGGACCAATGACCGTGCTTAATACAATATCCAAGCAGCTTCTCCACGGTCTGGTGGTTCTCTTGGTTTTGCGGATTACTTACTCTGGCACAGTAAGCAATCATTTCTTCTGCGTCTGGGTTAATAGAAACAAGACGACAAGTAGTCATTGGGTTGGTAGAAGAAGAACAAGGGGTATACGTTATGGTCTGCTTTGTTGGTCTTTTTCAAAGATTATCCAAAGCTAACGCTCGGGGCTTCGCCCCTCACTAACCATAGCTAGTTAGGGGTTATCTGGTTTGGGTTGTCTTTTAAAGAAGACCCCCCTATAATCCCCCCAATTGGGTGTCGATTCCGTCTTCCCTAACCGCTCGTCGTGCTCGCCGAAGGCGTTGACAAAAAAAAAGGACTGTGGTGCTTATGGAATCGACTCGTGAAACGTTGGGAGGGGGGGACGATGGGGTTCGGTCCCCCCCAATACCGCTGTTCCACACCGGAAGGCACCACACTTCCGGTCCAAGTGAGCACCTTTTCTTAAACCCAGTGGTGGATTACGTTTTGGTCGGTCTGTAGGTTGTCGTAATTTGCGCCCAAAACAAGGCGATCTGTGGCCGTCTGAGGGTGTTCTTGGAACGCTCGGACCATCTTGGCCCAGTCGTCCCGCTTTGCTTGAATGAGAGCCTCTTTTGCGGAGATGGCAAGGATGTCTTGGAAGTACTTGACCCCAAGGGCAAGCGCGTCTACCCGGTCATCGTGTTTAACGGCCCCCTTCTCACGACACATCCTGGTAAGCTGGTACATGAGCATACGGGGAAGCCGTTCTTCTGGACTTAGGTCTGGATTGCTGGTATAGTCCCACTCAATCAAACGTTGGTCAATCACGAGACGATGCTGGTTAAGCACCGGTTCCAGTGTGTCGATGATGCGGTCTTCCTTCCGCGTGGTAGCACGCATCTCTTCGAAGTCGATCGGTGTCTTCATTTCGGCTGCGTGTCGCTTCATCAGCTCCATGACAGCACCATCACCGAAGTTCGATTCGATCAAGCAGAGGGTAGCTTTGTATTTCTTTGCTCGTCTAAGAATCTCACAGAGGGTCTTGTCCGAGTAACCGTCTTGGTTAGCAAAGATGTCACGGACAAAGATGAAGCCGTTAAGCTGACTCATAATCACGGCAACGGTTTCGTCTTTTCCGCGTCCCGAGGGGTCCACCGCAACAATAGTTTGCCCGTAGGGGACAAAGTCCGATGTAGTCTTAGGCCGGTGCCATCTATCGCCAGGGAGAGCAACAGCAGGCAGGTTAAGCAAAGTGTCCTGATCGGAGCCCCAGACCAAGTCTGACGGACCCTTTTCCATGTCAAGCGGTAATACTGAAAAGTCGCTGAGCTTGAGAGGAAACTTGAGGGCGTCCGAAAGGGACGTGTCCAGCATGAACTGCAACATAAAGTTGCTACGCGACATACTGGTTTCCCTTTCCAGTAGGTTAATCTCAGAAAAGCGCGTATCTGTGGGCGTCCACTTAACAGTTTCGTGACCCTTCTTTTCAATGTCCCTAACAAGTTGCGGCGCAAGTACTTCGTCGTATCCAGTCAGATCTTTGGGGTAACGTGCTGGCCAGACAAAGGGTTTATAGTTACGTTCCCTCAGTGTACGATAAATTGTAAAAGTAGTTTGTGGCGTACCGAGAAACACGATACGACTGTCTTCTTTTGGGGTAAGGACGGACTCGCCCTCAGTAACCAACTGCAAAAGTTTTTCACGCATGAAGTCGGTAGCAGAGTTAGCGGGAACCTCAACGTCATCGAACACAATAAGGTCGGCTCGACTGCCGGTGATTTGACCCGTAATTCCGACACTTTTAACAGACGGCGCCTGAGCGGGTCTACAGCCCGCAACGTCAAACGAGACACGCGACCATCGTTGGTCATCGTCCACAGGGCGAAAATGAGCCAACCAATCGAACTCAAGAATACATTTTTGACAGAAGATTGTAAAGTCATCAGCTCTTTGTTTAGACGCAGAAATAACAAGGATCTTCTTATCACGGTCGTTCCATAGCGTCCAGAGAACGAAGGCAGCAGCGATCCAGCTTTTTCCGAGTCCCCGAAATGCTTGGATTTGGAGTCGCTTGGGTCCATTTTGGAGGTAGTTAGCGATAGCGATCTGTGCTCTTGTTGGAGGAGGCAGGTCTAGCGACTTCCATACAAGAGAAAGAAATAAGGGAAAACTGGCCTCCAGACGGGCCTCTGGGGTGCCTATTTTATGCGCCATATGGATAGATACAAAAAAAGGGGCGGAGGCCCCCTAGAGAGCCTCCTAGAGGCCTATCAGAAGGAATACTTCAGACCGGCCTTTGTGCCATACGAGTTGACCTTGTCGGCAACCATGCTGAGTTCGCCGTAGACGGACAGCACGGGGGACACGGCAACAGAGCCACCGGCTTTGCCAGTGAACTTGGTTTCAGCCTCACCACCATCGGGCGAGAAGAGGGTAGGACCACCTTGGATATAGACACTCAAGGAGTCAAAGGTTTCTTCTGCGCCGATGTGGAGGTCGGTGGAAGTGCCCGAGTAGTCAGAGCCAGAGAAACCGCTGTTGGCCTCCACGTTGACGTAGGGACCAGCAAAGGCAGGGGAAGCAGCTCCGAGGACCAGAGCGGAAGCGATAATGGTTTTCATGTGGAAATTGGGTGTTTACTTTTTGAGACGGGTGTGGTAACGCTTGCCACGCCAGGTAAATTCTTTTTTACCGGCAGAGCGGGCGGCAGCAAAAGCCTTGTCAAAAGCCTTTGCGCCTGCGCTGAGCTTAGCAGGCTTTTTGGGTTGTGGCTTCTTAGCCTTGTCAAATGCTGCCTTTTCGGTTTTCTTGTAGTCCTTAGGCAGGTTGGCCACAGGCTTTTTGCCACGCTTAGCTGCGGGCTTGCCGCTGCCTTGACCACGCCGAGAACCACTGCCTTTTGGCAGCTTAGGCATGTCTGCCATGGTCAAAGGTTTAATCTCGTTAGCACGCTTGCGTTTGAGAGCCGCAGGACTAAGCAGACGATCTTGAATTTTGTTTGCAGCTGCCAGTGCCAACGTAGCCAAACCGCCACGACCAACAGCTTTACGCAGACCACGACCTGCGCGAGCTGCCTTGAGCTTAGAGGTCATGTTGGCCAGGTTCTTGGGCGCATTAGCACGACCCCGCAGAGCCGATGCACCACGTTTGATGCTAGGCTTCTTTGCCTTGTCTAGCTCTGCCTTGCGGACAAGGGGACGACCGCCCTGGCCACGTTTGCGAGCTTGAGCAGCTTTTGCAGCAAGCTTACGCATGGTAGGCTTATTGCGGTTTACCATGCCACTGCCCCGACGAGGCTTAGGCTTAGAGGCAGATGCAGAACCAGTACGACCGGCACCTGGGGCTTGACCGCCTTTAACGCTAGCAGGACCTTTTTCTAATTTTTTAGCACGAGCTTCACGCCGCAGGCGCATCTGCCGTTGGCGCATCGTTTCGGTTGGCTTTTTAGCCTTACTTTTTTTGGCTGCCATTTATCAGTTCTCCGCGCTGGAGGCCAGACCCATGGTGCCAGTAGTAGCAGTCTTAGCAGTGGTATTACGGTTACCTACGATAGCAGTGTTGATCAGACCAACAAGATCAGCAATGGTGTAATCAGCAACAGCTGCGTTAGCAACAGCTTGAGTCAGTGCCACCACGCTAGTGCCTTCAGCTTCCAGGCCATCCAGTTGGACACCCAGAATGCCATTAACGTTAAGGAATTGGCGGGTTCCGGTCAGATCACCGTAAGCAGTTCCGCCAGCAGGATTAGTTGCCATTGTTTTTAAAAATAATTAAGCAGTAGTCCAAGAAAGGACTTTGGAAAAGTTGTCAAGACAAAAAGTTTCTTGACCGACCCACCAGCTAAGCCAGTGGTCAGAGCCTTTACTTTGATTGCACGAAAGGCAGGCACAAACCATGTTGTGAGTTGTGTCGTGGCCTCCTTTTGCTTTTGGGTGGAGATGATCCAGGGTTAGATGTTCAGTGGCACCGCAATAGACGCACTGGTTGCCCCAGGCTTCTTTGATTGCGGCACGCCACATCCTTTTTGCATCAGAGGAGGTCATGGCCTTAAGGTGAAAAAGGTAGGCAGAAGGGTCTTTGAGAGGCATGGTCCTCTACGGTGGATTACTTCTTCTTTTTCTTAGGCCAGCCCTGTTTCATGGCTTTGTATGCCTTTGGGCTAATGGTGGAGTTTTTCTTGCTGCGGGAAGTGCCAGCTTTCTTCCGCTTGTTGATGTTGCGAACCAGGCTCATGATGGTTATTTCTTGGTGGATTTACCGTTGTGGCCGTTACGCGCTCGGTTCCGGCTTCTACTTTCGAGAACCAGCTTCCCCTTTTTCGTATGGGAAAGGTCGGGGCCACCCTTCCCAGCAATGCCGCGTTTCCGGCGCTCAGTCCAGCGCTTTTCGGATGCCTTTTTGACAGACGGCTTCTTATTTAGTTTTCGTTGGTATGCTGCTTTTCTTTTCGCAGCGTCAGGATTAGCTGCGTAGTATTTAGCAGACTTACTCTTTTTTGCTTGAGGCATTGTTAAAGAAGACTGCGTTTTCAAGGCGCTCAAGACGTACCTCAGTAGTACTACTTGTCTTAAGCAAAACCTCCACAGACTTTGCAATCTCGTGAAGGGTCAGTGTGTGCCAGCTAAACAAAGCTAGTCCAGCAGCAGCTATTGTGTTGCGAACTGTCTCGTTAGATAATGACATTTTCTACGTCCTCCAGCTCGATTTCCGGCAAGGTAGCAAATAGCTCAGCAAGCGGAGATCCAGAAACTGGAAGACCGGTAATGTTATTCTTAGACAGCCAATCGGCAGCTGCTTTGATGTCTTGGGTCGTAGCGACACCCGACTTGATGCGGGCAATTAGTTCTGTCGTGACGAGCCCGTGAAGTTCGTTAAACTGATCTTCTGTGGCTCTAGTCATGGCTACGGAACCCAAATAGGATGGGCAGATGCGCGTTCAATGGTAGCGCGAACCCACTGACCTCTAGCATCGTCAATATCCGTGCCATAAAATGCTGGATTACCACCAGCGGCAGCATAAAAACGACTTTCACCGCACCATTCAAAGGTGGTATCGCTAGCAGAGTGTTGCCAAAGCAGACGACGGTGCTCTACGCCCTGAGCATCAGTAAAACCTTCGGTAAAATCGGCGTAAGCATAAGCACTGATGTCAGGAAACGTACCGTCGTGATAAGGATGAATTGCCATTAGTTCGATAAATCGGGTTCTTGGTCTTTGGTAAGTGAAACAATGGGTACAATGTCATGACAAAGCACCTCAACCCGCGATCCAGGTCTAAAGGTAAACCCTGCCTTCATAATTTCAGTACATTTTAGAGCCCGAACAAGCTCATAATCAAGCCTAAGCTTTTCTTCTTGACGTTTTGCTATCTGTTTACACTGCTCAATCATGCCTCCGTCAAGCGGAATACTAAAATTAAGCTGTGCTCCGTAGTTATTGGTACGGGTATAGCTGTCTGGCATGACATCATTGCCCATATAAAAAGGCGAAAACGTCATTGTCGTGCCATTACAAGAGTTACCAGGGCTAAATTGTTGCCTACTTGGGGCTCCATTGTTCTGAAATTGTACGGCTTGGTTAGTAACATTGCCAGTTGCAGCTGCAATAGGCGATGCATTGTTACTTACCGTCGGCTCCTCGGCCCTAACAGGGGCTACTGTGAGAAGACCGACAATGAGGTAGTAGTAGAAGAGTAGTCGATGTCCCGAGTAATGTCGATTGTCTCGACCACACCGGCTGCTCGTTCCGTGATTTCGAGTTGCCACGGATCTCCAGCGGTAGTTACGGAATAAGTGGTCGTAGAATCATTGATGTTACCGCTAGGGGTTACATTAGTTCCAGACCAGGACTTGTACGCTCCACCGTACACCTCTGTCGCAATCGTTTCGGTGATCGTTTGCGTGGTAGTGGTGGTAGCTTGCATGGACCCCTGGGTAAACTGTGGGGTCACAGTCTGTGCCATAGCCGCAGAGGGCAGCATCAGCAACAGAAACAGTAGTTTTTTCATTTAGGTGGATCCTGTTTAGAGTTTTTGTCGATGCGACTAATACCATACGACGCTAAAGTACCGCTCAAGAGGCTGGCCACGAACGTCGGATCCATTTTTTGGAGCATTCCCATGTATGAGGCAGTCAACACACCGGCACTCCAAACAAGTACAAGTGCTTTGACGATCTCACTGAAGAAATCATGGAAAAAGTTATTGCGCTTCTCCATTTTTAGATTTACGAGTCAGTAATTTCTTGATGATTGGTTTCAAGACTTGTACTGTCCGTTTGAATACTGCCGTTGCTGTTAGCGTGGCAATCACGGACACAGTCGCAGTGGTTCCTGCTGTTACAAGGATTTCGTTGCTGGGTAGCGGTACTTCTAACTCCGTTCCAGGCACGTCGATGTAACGTACCTGGGCAGGAATCGGTGGTGTAACAGGGGGTTTCTTTGGCTGTGGCTCGTTCTTTTCAGAAGGCTCTGAGCTTTTGATACCCGGTGGTGGGCGGAGGTCGTTAGGAGGCACTACAAGGGGCTTATACGAGGGTAACTCGGCCCTTGGCACCTCCAGTACGGGACGTGGTAGCGCAAGGGGCTCAGGAAGCCTTAGAACCGGCAATACCGGAGGCTCACCGAGGTTCACTTGTCGCCAAACAGACCGCGCTCAATGAAGTCAACAGCTTGGTCATCAACGGTATTGGTTGATTGCTCTGCCAGTTTGCGGAGAAGATCCACAACCAGGCGCTTCACCTTCTCGCTGTTGAGGAAGGAGAAAAGAACAGGACGGATAAGTGCAATCATGATGTTTAATGATGGTTAGGTTGATTACATTCGCAATAGTCAGGTATCTCAACGATACCAATTGCTTCTTTTTCAGCAAGTGTGTGATGCCTTAGCCAGCCAGCAGGGTATTGGTTACCGTGCACATCCACAAAAGGAATGTCTGGTTTAAGGACGTGTCCGTTATAAAGTAATGCCATGGTTATCTTGCGGTAGCGGGCGAAACACCGGAGCCGCCGAATGGGTTTTCAGCAAATGCCATAAATACATAAACATCGCCCGATCCATTTGAATCGTTGTTTGATGTTCTTGGCTTAAACCCGTTAGAAAGGAAATCGTATGACGCACCGCTAGTAGAGGAACTTTCAGCTGAAGAGGAACTGGCAAACAGTGCGCGGTTAACTTGGTTGTAAGTATCGCGTTTGTTGTCAGATATGTACCAGCCTTGGGCGGTGGTTGTGTTTTTGACCATTAACCATGACACCGAAAATCCTGTCTGAACAAATGGACCATCGCTTGATCCGTTGCCGGTGTAGCTGCCGAACTTGCTGTAGCCTTCGACTTCGGCAAAGCAGTAGGCGATGTGATCAGAAACGTCGTCGTTGTAAGCGGCGCTTAGTGAGAATGTTGTTGAGCTAACAGCAGTCACGCCCCCGTCAGATGTTTCAGCGTCCGAGCTGTTCAGTTTTAGGCGATCATTTAAACCGGTAGTTGTTGTGTAGACAGACCAGTTAGAAGCAGAAAGAAACTTGTGGATAATCCAGTTTGGCGTAACTCCTAAACCGTGACCGATACTTTCAGCGGTATCAGTGCCAGTCCATTTAACAATCGAAAAGCCGCTCGTGGGCGATGCACTTACCGTGCTGGTGATGCTGCCATCGGTGTTGCTTGAGGTGCTGTTGCCTGCAAGCCAGTTCCAAGCGACAAAGGTTGCACCGCTGTTGTTAATGTCAGCGTTGGCAGAATTGCCGATCGAAAAACCATCAGTGTCAAAGGAGGTTAATGTGCCTGAGCTTGTAAATTCTTCGTTTGTGAGGTTTGTATAAAGCTGCTTTCCAGTTCCACGGACTGCATCAAAAACATAGTTGTGATAGGCATTGTTTCTACTTTTTAGCCACACCCAGTCAGGCTGGAACCCAACGCCAGTAATCGACTGAGTGGATCCGTTGCCCGTATAAAGCACCGTATTAAAATACTGCGACCCATCCTTAACCGTCGGCGCGGGGAGGTTCGACGTGTTCAGCGCCTTGAAACCGCTTGGGACAGTTTGCTCAAATGCTCGCTGTCCAAAATTAAACGTAAAGTCTCCCCAGTAACCGACTGCTGGGTAGAACCCGTTTGTCATATCTAGACCGGTGAAAGCAGCAGTTCCAGAGTTTTGAGCTGTGCCGTTTTTGTAGAAATACAAATCGCCATTGTCAGCATCAAAAGCAACGCCTATTACATCACCAACGCCGTAACTGCTGCCGTAGCTAGAAGTGCCAAGATTTGGAGATGTACATTTAACACCGCTGGCTGCATAAGAGTAGACACCAGCAACATCTGCATAAACGAAATCTCCAGCATCTTGACCTATGCAAGCATTGCTCATAACTCCAATGCTTGTTCTAGTTGGTGCGGCAGTGCTGTATTCTCGGCAGGTAACTTCCCAGTACCACTTGCCAGATGTAGGAACCTGGAAAGTTGCTACAACAGTGTTATTACCAGAACCAGCAGCTAAAACATTATCAACATCAAGGTTGCCGTTTTTAATGCCGGTAATGTTATATGGTTCGCCTGGATCAAGAGCTGCAATCGGGTTAATAGTGGGATAGTTCGTCGTCGGCGTATCGCTCATCACGTCCGTTCCAGTGCCGGAGGTGTTGAAGTTGTAGGCGGTGAAGTTATTGCCGTTGCCGCTGTGGTCGTGACCGATGCCGTTGGCGGCAGAGGGATCAAACTTTAGGTAGAAACCATTATTACCGTAGGTTCCTGTGTATTTAATGGGACGCCAAACACCGTTGTCGTCATACTCGCCAAAATCAGTTGCGGCTTTTAATGCTCCATCAACAACGTGCATTTCGGCAATATAACCCTTGAGTCTTGCGTATTGAGTGGATCCGTTACCTTGATAATGCCCAATACGGACGGTGCTTCCGTTGTTTGTAATACCCCAGTTTTGGAATGAATAATTACCAGCCGTAGTTTGAGATTGTTCTACACCATTTACCCATAATTTACTGACGGTGGCAGCTCCAGACTGAGTTTTGTCAAACTTCCACAAAAAATGATACCAAGCGGAATCATCCCTAAAATCAGCTACTGAATACGCACCTCCGTCAACGCTGCCCCATACGCCAGTATGAAGATCAGTTTTGCTTGTATAAAAACGAAACTGGTGCCCATATGTTGAGTTTTCGCCTGCGATTATCGTGCGTAGTTGACTGGACGCTGTGGTACTGTCCATTTTGTACCACACCGATAGCGTGCCGTATTGTCCATCAGTTGAGGCGGTGCTATTGGTTCTAGTTAAATATTCATCAGTACTAAACCGCAAGCTCTGCTCAATTTGATACGTCGGCTTACCCGCATTAAAAAACGAAGAGAACATTACGCAATTCCCTCCGTCCAGTTACCCATCAGCAGAGTCGTGCTGTTCTGGACGTAGAACGGAATGATTGCAGGAAAAGCTGTGGGGGCGGTGTACGTCCCACCTGGGAACTTACATTCGGCGGGAAAGGTTGGTGCAGCAGTTACACGGATAAGACCGCCTGTGCCTGCTACAGCGTTGGTAGGAGATGGGATAGTAATAGCACCACACGTCCAGAAGTTAGCGGTGGCAAGGTCCCAGTTACCGGCACCAGCGGTGATAGTCCGCTCAGTGCCGTTCACAGTGCCAGCAAGAGTTGCAGAACCGTTGCTGTTAAGAGTCAGGGTTTCAACCGTAGAGCTAGCGTTAAAAACCTTTTCTGTTTTTAGTTTACTCATTCTTCACCTCCAGGATACGGGAAACGCGCTTTGATTTCAGCGACCTTTGCGGTCCATTCGTCGGTGGTAGCTTCACCGCGTTGTGCTTTGAAAAAGATAGGATCGGCTTCAGAGCGGTAGGCAGCGGCGCGGTCAGCTTCTGCCTTTTCGCGTAGCCTTACAGGCAATACGTCACGTTCGTATGCCTCACGCTTTGCGATTTCTGCAGCAGTGAGCGGCGCTTCAGTAATTTCGCCGGTTTGCAAGTTGCGTGTAATTTTATTCATGATTACTCCACCCGATAGTGAACATAGACCGTACCAGCATCAAGGGTGCCTGAAGGTGCTGCGATGGTCACTCGATCTAAAGTGCCGCCAGCATCAACATAGCCGTTCATATAATAAACCTTGCTTTGTCCCGGAATCCTGCCTCTGTAATGAGCGAACCATCTGTTTCCGTTTGCATCACCACGCTCTAATTTCATGATCGCGTAGTTAGCGTAAGCGGCATCATTGGTGCCTTTGGTTGTAAAAGCATCCGTTGTGCTGGCGCGTTGATCAGAGGTGTTGCCATACCATCCAGCAATAAAATCATAGCCGCTGGTTGTATCTCCACTTGAAGTTCCAACCAAAATGTCCCATTCGACTGCCGAACTTACCGACAAGCCATCAATAACGATGTGGATCGCCTGTGCATCGCTAGGAATACTGCTAACTGTCACAGAGGCACCGGTAAGACTTGTGCCTGTTGAGTCATAGGTCCAGCCAGTGGTATCAGTAACCGTCTGCCAACTCAACGTGCCACTACCATTCGTCTGCAGGTATTGACCGGCATTACCGTCATTACCAGGCATCGTCAGGACAACAGAGTCGCCGTTAGCAGGTGCGTTTAGTTCGGTGTAACCCGTTGTTTGTCCATTAAGTCTAAGTGCCATTAGGGGTTACCTCCCATTGTTGTGCTGATTCGTTCCATTGATAAAAATTGTCGTCATTTGGACGTACAACAGGAGGATCCCAAAGACAAGTGGTTTCGTTCAAAGTCCACGAAGGATAAGGTTTGGGTAGAATAAAAGCATCACGATCTGCGTCATAGGTGTAACCAACACCTGCAAAGTTTTTACGCAACGCTTTAGATTGATCGACAGACGGTTCATCGGAATCTGGTTGATAATGAACGCCGCCTCTTGTGTTGTAAGAGGTTTGAAGCCACTGACCGGGAGAGTCATCGACAAAAGTATCGAAAAACTCAGGCTCTGCGACAATCACATTGACGACAGTATCGTCTACAATTTTTGCAAAATGTGCCATGGTTTTAAGGTGTTAAATAACGGACAATAACGATGCCGGAGCCGCCAGAGCCGCCTTGCGATGAACCATCTCCTTTAGGTCCGCCACCGCCACCTCCGGTGTTTGCCGCTCCACTTTGGCCGTTACCGCTTGAACTGCCATTGCCTCCGCCAGAAGTACCTGCGCCAGGGTCTGCGGATCCACCGTAGTTATTAATCCAGCCGCCGCCGCCGCCGCCTGCGCGGCTAACAGCAGATCCAGTGATACTGGAGCTAACACCAGAACCGCCGTCACCAGCAGAAGTTCCAGAAGCAGCTTGACCAGCGCCACCGGCACCGCCGCCGCCTCCACCTGCTCCAATCGCACCGTTACCACCGGCATAACCTTGACCAGAAGTGCCAGCTGCTCCTGATTGACCGTCGTAAGCGCCTCCACCACCAGAGCCGCCAGTTGCTGCACCTCCTTGCTGGTAACCAGCTCCTCTGCCGCCGCCTATAGAAGTTACGGTTGAAAATACTGAGTTACCACCACTTGCCTTGTTGCCGCCGCCAGCGCCGACGGTAACAGTGTACGCGCCAGGAACCAGGGTTAAAGCACCTTCGGCACTATTACCACCTCCAGAGCTTTCTCCGCTTACTGAACAGCGGTAACCGCCCGCACCGCCAGCACCACCACCAGTTGCATAGTCGCTTTGAGAGCCACCGCCACCGCCAGCAATAACAAGATATTCAACGGAACTTGTGCCGGATCCAACGGTAAAAGTGCCAGAGCTAGTAAAGGTGTGAATAGTGTAGTTGCCACTTGTTGTTACAGTTCCGCCAGTTGCACTGAATTTATTAGATATAGCGTACCAGCCTCCATTCCTATACTCTTCGGTCGCATGATCTGTGGTGTTGTACCGAATCATTCCGTTCACGCCAGTTGCAGGACGTTCGGCGGTAGTACCTGCTGGTAATTCAATAGCACCCGTTGTCGTAAATTCAATGGAATCGCCGCCAATGTCGCCGTTTCCGTTAATAGTAATAGGCATAATTAAACAATGCTCCAGTTAGATCCAGACGGCAAGGTCACAGTGACGCCGCTGTTAATAGTGATAGGACCGGCACTGATAACGTTTTTGCCAGTACCAACGGTGTAATCCGCAGTGATCGTGTTGTCGTGTTCCAACGCCCAAGCGTCAGTACCACCACCAGTTGCACCGCCGCCAATAGCACCCCACGCAGACCCATAGCCTTCAAAGCTAGAAGTCGTGGTGTTGTAACGAATCATGCCAGCGGCAGGAGTTCCATCACGTTGTGCAGACGTACCAACAGGCAGCTTGGCAGACCCAGTGGTAGAAGTGCGGGGAACCTTCTCAGTGTCAAGCTCAGCAATCGCTGCTTGAACGTTAGTAGCAGCCACGTCACCAGTAGCGGTAGACGTTATGTTTGCTGCATCACCAGGGACGTAGGCGGTTACCCAGGCAGAACCTGTGTAGACACGCATTACATTCGACGTGGTGTTGTAGTAAAGGTCACCACCATTCAAAGGATCACCGTCGTTATCGGTGGTCGGATCACTTGCCTTAGCACCCAGGTAGGTGTCATCGAAGTTATCAAAGGCAGCCAGAGCAGCTGCGGCAGACGTTGCAGCAGCCGTAGCGCTGTTGCCTGCGTTAGTCTCGCTAGTAGCTGCGTTAGTAGCACTGGTAGCTGCATTGGTTGCGCTAGTCGCTGCAGCAGTCGCAGAGGAAGCAGCAGCGGTAGCTGAGTTAGCTGCGTTAGTAGCAGAAGTAGCTGCGTTGGTTTCTGACGTACCAGCATTGGTTTCGCTGGTGGCAGCATTCGTTGCACTGGTAGCAGCTGCAGTAGCTGAACCAGCAGCAGCAGAAGCACTAGAAGCAGCTGCAGCGGCATAGCCACCAGCAGTACCAATAGTGCTATCGACATACGCCTTAGTACTGGCGTCCTGTGCTGCCGTAGGATCGGCAAGATCAATGACCTTGTTCTGGTTCATGTCCAGGTCACCGGTCATAGAACCGCCAGTGCTATCAACACGACGGTTTACGGTTTCCTGGGTTGCGTATAGAAGCTGAAGATTGTTATCGTTCAGATCCTGAGCACGGATAGAAGAGCCTGCAAAGAACGTAGCCTGAGCAGCATCAGTATCCGTAACTCGATAGATCCGCACGTTCTGCCCATTGGTAGGGGCAGTGTTAAATTCAATAGTGGTGGCGTTGGCAAAAAAGTATTCAGTTGTAGCTTGGTCAACACCGTCAAGGCTAACCTTAACGTCTGACTCCTCTAGATATGGAAATGCAAAGGAGAACTGGGTTAGAATCCCGTTCGCCGTATATGTATTTTGAGTGATTGCCATTTAAATACCACAAAAATGGTTAATCTAAACCGGCGTACCGGCGAATGGTGTCAATATCGGCTTTGCTAAAGTCACCTTGTGCTGCCCTTTGCCTACGATACTTCTCTTCGGCAACAAGCAACAAGTAAGATTGGTCTAGCTTTTCCAACTTCTGGAGTGCGGTTTTCTTATATTTGTTGATTTCCTTCTTCAACATAGCAATATGAGGAGGATTGACCTCGTCTTCGTTGAGGAAGGTCTCAGTATTAACAGGGCGTCCCCGATATGCCTTAGCCATAGCCTGCCACTCATCACTACGCATGATAGTTTCTAAGCGCTTAGACAAACCACTCTTTGCCAGAATCTTGGCAAGTGATTCGCGGTGTTGAGGCTCAAGGCGAACACCATAACGACCAGTCTTAACAATAGTATTAGCAGGAATACCAAGCTCAGACAGCTTCTGGGCAACGTAATTGTCGTTTACATCTTGAATGCGGATAGGAGAAACCGCATTAAACAGACCACCACCAATAGAGTTTAGGGGTTTGCCAGTAATCCAAGAGGTAACAGAAGGCAGATCGTTTCCGTAACCAGGGGCTGCTTGAATCAACATACGATCCAGTTCGCCACGAGTCTCCTTCAAATAAGGATCCATGGCGTTAGCCAGTGCCCGGCGTACACCAGAGTACGGAGTGTAGTTATTGAGGGCATTCAGAGCCATACGGAGGCCACTGGGGTCGTTAAGGTTCTGAGGGGTGAGGATTTCACCAATCTCAGACAGACCAGCCAGGAAGCTCTTTTCGGTGTAGCTGACAACAATCGAATACCAAACCTGTGCAGCAATTCTTTCTGCTGCTTCAGCACCACCCATCTTAGCCAAACGAACGCCATCAGCAACAATTGCCATGAGCGAGTTGATAGGTTCAATGGATTGGTAAGACACCCACTTGTTACCCACCTTGATTGACATAGGAGGACGACCCTCTGCTTGCCAAGCCTTACGTTCAGCTGCGTCAGGAGGATAGTTGCCGGTTACGTCGGTGAACAAAGCGGTGGTGAGCAATGTAGTCATCACCATCATGCCTGTTGCGGAACGACCTTCCAGCTCAGCCATCAAGATTTTATCACCATTCTCTACTGCTTTTTTGTAAGTATCGTCAAATCGACGAATGGCGTGGTTGATTCCTGGTAGGTGTTCAAATCCATAACCAGCCAGGTTACCTGGGGTACGGACAAAAGGAAGGAACAAACGACCAGTACCAAGAGGCAGAGAATCAACAAAGTTACCCAGTGCGTTTACAATAGCGCCAGGGTCTTGCTGGAACGTAGCTCGTTCTGCGTAGTCAAGAAGATCTTTATCAAGGATGCGACCGGTAGCCGGATCAATACCCTGTGAGAATTTCTTGAGTTGGATTTCCATTGCCTCCTCAGGAGACAAGCTTGCGTCGGAGTGGCGAAGAGCTTCGTACTTAGACTTAGAATACAGCCGATAGCGAGCGGACATATTCTTAAAGAAGTCGTCGCTTGCCATCAAGGCACGGTTAGGCCAGCTAATCCAGGGGTTATTCACAAACCTGTAGCTGTTTTCAACCCACGCAGCACCTACCTTTTCACCAGGCGTACTGGCAGCCATCTTGAGCTGCTTGATCATTGCCTGAGCTTCAAAGTCATCAACAGCAAACTTAGTGTTGAAGTTGACAGAGACGCCCGTTTTTAAGGTTTGTTTGGCAATACGGAACGAATCTGCAGTACCCATGATCATGCCATGAAGACCTGCCAATGCTGATGCTTGCACATCTGCATCACCCTTCAAAGTACCACGAAGGTACGCAGAGAACGGACGCTCAAACGTTGAGTAGGTGTTACCGAGAAGGTTCCTAAGGTGAGTAATAGGACCAGACAAGAGCGACTGGTACATGGCACTGGTTGCGTTCTTAAAGCCAAGAGTGATCGCAGCATTCAAGAACTTAACTTGCTTGGAGGGGTCACCACCAGCAAGAACCATAGTATTCACAAGCCGTAACACTTCCTCGTCAGCAGCCGGGTCTCCACGACGGATAGCTGCTTTGAGGTTCTTAGACCATTCACGAACTTCCTTGATGCTCAGAACCAGATTATCATCAGCTGCATCACCGGCACCCAAACCAATTACACGCTTAAACGTTTGGAGGGTAGAACCAGCATCATAGGCTGTGGTCTTATGGAACTCTAGAAGAGTAGAAAGACGATCAACCAAACGATCAATCTGATTGCCCACAGGAACGCCCTGTGCGCGGCTAGAAGCAGCGTTGACAGCAAGCGAGTGGATCTGCTCAGCAGTGTCGCCAATCAACGCCTTAGTGACCAGAATACCTTCTTTCGACAGAAGCTTGGCATCCATCGTGGTCTTTGGTTTGAGCATTCCAGCTTCGTCCATCATGCTGATGAGCGTCTTTTCTGGAATGTCAGAATTTAAGGCATTGCGGAAATCATCGAGAATAGATGCTGCGTTCTGGATAATCTCAGCAGCAGGACGCTTGAGCTGGGCTGCCATCTTTTGAAGCTCAACCCGACCCGAATACTTACGGATCAGTTCTTCAACCTCAGGCTTATAGCTCATGCGGTTGTACTGAGCGTCCGTCATCATGTGGTAAGAACCACCACGCTCAATAGGAGTGATGTCGGGACGAGCAAACGGATCAGAAGTGATTTGCTTTGTGCCTTGGGTAGGCGGAGTGTCACGCAGGATCTGTTGCTTAATGGTCAGGTTGGGGTCGGCTGGTTTGTTAAAGGCAGCGTTGTCCTGTTGAGGAATACCCCGAACATTATCAGGGTTGTAACCGTTGGCGATCTTTTCGTCAATCTCTGCCGTATGCTTACGCACATCCTCAAGGGTTTGACGCATAGCAGCCAGCTTTGGATCAACCTCAGAGATACCAGACGCACGCAAGGCTTCGATGCGTTCGGTTAGGCTGCGTTCTTGCTCCAACAGCTGCATCAATTGATCAGCGTTGTTCTCGTCAAACAGCTCACCTTCTTTGGCGATAGCTTTGGTGTTATAAGAATCCACCTCAGCCATCTTTTCTTTGGCTGCTTTGACACCCTTCTGTAGGGCTTCTTCCTTTGAACCACCTGCTTTGATGACTTTCTGGGCAGCCTTACGGCCCCACATCAGCCACAGCAGTGAGTCAGCAGCAGCGCCAATCACGCCACCTTCAATGGCACTCTTAAGCTTTGCCGTAAAGGGGTCGTCGTTTTCTTCGCTCCGTAAAGCAAAGATAAAAGAATCGTGAAGAGGGCTATCTTCTGGAATGAAGTTGTTGACCATTGCCGAGAAGTTTCCATCCTCAGGCGTGGTCGTGATGAAGTCAGCAACCGCACCAGGAACCAAACCAGACGCAACAGCACCTTTCAGTCCCTTGCCCTTAGTGCCTAGACCAATCAAAGCCTTAGGCGCACGAACCATAAAGGCCCGCATGATCACGGCAGTCTTTAGAATCTTAGAAGCAAACTGACCAATCTCAGTCCGGGGACCTCGCGTACCAAAGCTGTAAGCGGCTGCGGTATAGCGGTCACTAAACGGGTCTTCGGTTGCTTTGGTCTCCACACCACGCATGGAGTTGACGCCTTTTTTGACGACATCACCCAGCAGGTCAGCAGTGTTAAGGGTATCTTCTACGGTGCCACTAACGACATCTCCGACAACATTAACGGTCTCAGAAGCAAGGGTTCCAATAGGAGTAGAGTAAGCAGCTTCTTCTGCTGCGGCATCACGTTCCTGTTGAATTTCACGAGCTTCTTCTACCCGTTGGCGATAGGCATCACCCTGACCAAAGAGATCAGCGACAGCACCTACACCGCTTTGAATAGCATCAGGAATAGCTTGAAGAGGATTGACCGTTTTGGGTTCTCCTTCCTTGCGGACTTCACCAGTCTGCTCGTCGTACTCCTGCTGTTCTTCTGCTTGTTGTGCTTCTTGTTTTAGTTTTTCTTGTTCGTAGTAACGCCGGTCGCGTTCTGGATCATAAACAGCTCTAGGCATTTAGGAAAAGGCCCGCAGGCAAAAGGGAATAAAAAGAAAGGACCAGCGCACCAGTCCTTACTGTTGAGTTTGCAAAGCCCTCAGGGCTCTGTAAGCGGCAGGAAGATACTGCCGATAAGCACCAGTTCTATACACAGTCCAAGCGTTATAACCGCTTTTAAGAACGTATGCCATAGCCCTAGCGTTAGTTTCAGGGTCAGCCAGTTGCATGTTATCTGTAAGACCCAGCTTGCTACGACGATCAGGACCAAGTGCCCCTAGCATGTTGATCTGCCAAAGACCATAAGATTCATCACCCGTAGCTTCATTAAAGTTATGGTTACCAGGCTTACCAGCGGATTCAGCCAAAGCAATAGCCGTCATGATTACTGCTTGCTTTTCTGATAAACCTTGATTAAGAGCCAGCTGAAGAATATCCGTATCCGGCATAGCCGTCATACCATCTGCCGGCGCTTCTACTTTTTTACTGGTAAGTTCCCGCTGCTGCTGATAATGAGCTTGGCGTTGCTTGCCTCTTGCAATTCGTTCTGCTTGAACGAGCTGCTGGAGAGTGTCTTCGGAGTTGTAGTACCGAGACGTTGCCAATGGGGCAGCTGCTGCGGAGTCGGCTTCAGCGCGATCACGCTCGCCACTAAAATAAGGGGTAGGGTCAATACCATGGTGAAGTGCTTGGGTTTTGAGGAACGCTTTGGTGTCCATGCCACGGGTAACGCGGCTGTCCCGCACTCGGCCAGTCAGTTGCTGACCATCACGGAACCTTTCTAGGTTAGCCTGGGTTTCGTTTTTGGACAACAAGATAGCCACATTAGGATGTGAGTACCTGATGTTCAGTTGGTCAGGCCTTAGGTTGGTGGCATTGTAGACGACATCACCCTGAGCGTTTGTCTGGGTAATGACAGCGTTGGCGAGAAGTTTTGGTTCTTTAGTGTTTACGTCGTAGTACTGGACATAGGTTTCTTTTGCAATCTTTTCCAGTTCTCTACCAAGATCATCCTCGCTCGGCGGTTGCCCGTTATTTTTCCTAATGTAGTCTTCACGCCAAGCAAACAGCTTGTCTTCAACAGCTTGCGTATAGGCGTTGTAAACCTCAGGTGCTTTGGTAGGTTTGCCTAGATCATTAAAGGTAACAACCTGATCGTCTTGAGCTTCAATAGCAGCTTTGGTTGACTGCTTAACCAGGCTTCCGTAATCGGATTCAAACTGGGTACGGTTGCGATCACTTGCCATGTTCCGAAGTTCTTTCTTGCGAGCTTCGGAGATAGGCAGAGCATTGATTTCGTCAAGGGTCATCTTGCCAGCTAAGGCATCTTCCCTTGCTCGGTTAAATGCTACTTCTTGCTCAGGAAGAATACGATCACCAAGAGCCGTCATGGCATCGACGTTCAGACGATCAGCATATGGCTTAAGTGCCATGCGCGTCTGTTCTTCAATTTCTGCAAGCTTAACTGGATCCTTTTCTTCCCTCCGTGCTTTGTCACGCAAGGCAATAATTTTAGCCACCTCTGCGTTATCTGCACGCAGGTTCCTGGCTTCAATCTGCTCTTCCTTATTTAGGATAGCTGCTCTAGTTTCTTGGAACTCGGTAATGTGAAGACTACCAAGCGTACCCATCTTTGGATCTTTGGCAGACTTAGGAACCTTGGCTAATTCATCCAACACCCGAAGAGCTTCATCAGGAGGCAAAGCTTTAATAGCTTCTAGCTGGGCAGCCAAAGCAATCTTAGCTGCATTGCCCTTGCCAAGACCACCTTCGGATTGAAGACGATTTACATTTGTCTGATAAGAAACAGACAGCTCTTGGGCGGTTACGTTGTCTTTGTTGACATCTACCTTGAGTTGATTACTGATGTCTTCAACTGCGGTGTCACGGTTGTTCTTTGCAACCTCAGCAATGGCGTTGGCTTTGGTTTGAGACTTAGCAGCTTGAAAGGTAGGGGCAAACTCTTCTGCCAAGATGACAGGGTTGATGTTATACAGACCCTTCTTCTGGAACATCTCTTGCTGACCGATTGCCAAAGCAGCATCAATCTCAGCAGGAGTGCCAGAGGTCCGAATCTCAGCAGGCGATTTTAAACCGTCTGGAGTAGGAACGATCTTTTCGGTACGCTCCATAAAACCCATCAGGAAACCCTGAGTGTCCAGAGCTGCTTTCTTAGCAGTGCCCACAGCACGTCCATAAGCACGCCAGCCACGGATAGCGGGACTTTCTTGACGAAAAGAGGTAGACACCTCAGCGTCTTCAATTTGGTTAGCCACCTCACCGTCAGCCGTTGCAGCTGCCTGGAGCGTGTTGACTTCCCTGTTGTGTTGGTCGATGGTCTGTTGAGGAAACTCAACGTTACCATTCATGACCTCAGCAAGACCAAGCTTATACTGCTTGTCGTTTTGCTTCTTTTGGTAATCAACCAAAAACTCACTCAGGGTGTCACTAAAAGAAGACAGAGCCCGCAGGTCGTTTTCTTGGTTCTTGGCAATGTCAGCGCCAAGTTGTTGTACTTGATCTTTGTAGCTGGCAAAAGCATCCTGCCGGTACTGGGCGTCCTGCTTTGCCTGCTGCATCATCTGACCAGATTTATCGTAAACCTGTTCAGCTTTAAAGCCGCGAGGGCCTTGGTATCCGGTTAGTTGTACTGCCATTTGTTAGCCAATAGATTGGACGGAGCCGGGGAAAGGAGTTGGCCCAGTAAGAGGTCTAGAGCCTACTTTTGCAGCGTCTGATGCAGCTCCAGCGCCTGCTGACGGGGCAGCAAGAGACATACCAGTAGTAACACCACCAAGGATAGACTGACCGATGCCTAAGACCATCCCAGCAGCGCTTGGAGCGGGTCCAGAATAGGGCTGAGCTACAAACCCTTTGATCGGTTCAATCATGCGCCTAGAGGCGGCCATAGCGTTCGCAGACTTAGCTTCCAAGAACAGGCGTTCCTGCTCAAGGCTGTAGGCATCACGGGCATAGCCAAGGTTTGTACCAAGGGCAGCAAGATCTCTACCGTACTCACGCTCTGCGTCAGACGCAAGATACTCGTTCACACCGCCGGTACGTCCCAGAGCAAGGACTTGTCCGCGTTTCTTCAAGCTATCCATCAACAGCTGACTGGCTTGCTGACGAGCTTTGTCGTATTCACCCTTGAGCTTGAGTTGCTCATACTGGTAAGCACGGTTAGCGGCTGCGTCGTTAGCTTCTAGCTGTGCCTGGTAGGCTTCCTGAGAGGCATGATAAGCTGCCATCTCTTGGTTGTAACGAGCAGTAGCGTTTGCTTGTTCAACCTGATATTGATACTGTTGAGCTTGTTGTTGGTAAGCGTACTGTGCTTGCTGTTGCTGATAGCCTGCAATAGATTGCAAACCACCCATTACGGCTGTTGCTGCACCAACAATAATAGTAGGTTCACACATTTGTCAATTTAGCAAATTCTACATACGTTAGTTTTTGTGGTCCCACCGTCGCATAACCAAGCTTCTTAAATCCAAGCATGTGGAGAAGCTTCATATGCATTCGGTTTCGTGGATCAGCTATGTTATGAAGCACAGCATAGGAGGTCTGTTGATCGACCCATTTCTTAGCCTCCTTGAAAAAGAGTTTTGGATAAGGGCGGACATGATCTGTGGTCAACATCCAAATCGCACCACAGTTGGCATCTGTTCTGGATACCCCCGCCATCCCACACAGCTGCCCCTTTACAAGAAATGCAATGGGGTCTTCGAGCTGCGAAAAGGACTCGGGTAGAACCTGATAAGGATTGTGGCCCCACCCGAGGATTTCATTTAGGTCATCCGCCTGGAGGTTATCAGCCAAATAGATGGTATCTTCAATTGTAGCTGGGCGGATTTCGTGGATCATACGGCTTTGATACCTTTGTTGTTATAGGTGCCTTCCCAAATCATAGTGATCAGAGCCAGGGGGAATGGCGCATCACATAGAATCTTAAGATCAGCATCACGACCCTTAGCCATGATTGGCACAATGTTTTCCGCGTTACGGATCATTGGTGCGCTGTTGGCTTCGTTTTGGTTGGCTGTGATCTGTGGGAAGTTAAGGGTAAATTCATTACGGCCAGGCACGTTAAGCACCGCCTGGAAGGGACCAGACTCGTGGCTATAGAAGCGAGCACGGTGAACCGTAGGAATGTTTAGCTCGTCTGCTTGCTTGTCTTGTTTGACATAGAAACCAGGGAACCTAGCCTCAGAAGTGTATTGATAGCCAAGGGCATACTCTTCGCTAGTCTGATCACCTTCGACAGTCACATAATACTTCTGTCCAACAGCACCACCACTGTCGTGAACAACCGTGGGGTATTGAACGTATGAGTTGTCGTTAGCACTAATCTTTACAAGACATGCCGTAGCGTTTGCGATGTTAGCCCCTTCTCGGAAGTAGATCCGGGTCTCATTATCAGCAGAAATGTAGGCCTTAGATGGGAAGTAATCAAACAAATCCAACCGAAGGTCAACGTACTGTCCTTCGAACAGAATAGCACCACCAGGGGTTTCCGTCAGCAGCTCAGAGTGACACAGGATTGGATAGTCATCACCTTCCAGAATCATAAAGATCTCATCCTCATGGAACTCAACAAGGAGTACCTCAGAGGGGAAGGTCCATTTAAACCAAGACGCCAACAGCCGTTCGTTGTCCTGGGTGTAATACCGGAACAAGTAAAGGGTGTTTGGCTCTTGGATAGATTTGATAGCAAAGACCGAGGCACTAAGACTGTTAGTGATCAGCTCAATACCATTAGGCATATACGACGGAATCAGCTTGCTGATGTCCTTACGGAGTGCCTGATCGACAGCAACTGAGATCTCGTTGACAGCAAGAGACTTGTCGTTTTCTTCAATAATAACAAAGCTACTGCCGATGTCCAGAGGAGTGATCTCTGTGGTGTGACTAAAGCTAGACAGTAGGTTAAGTTCAGCCGTAGCAGGTGAGAATGCTTCGGTTCTGGTTTGAAGAATATATTGTGAGTTATCCGCAAACAGCAGCAGACCAGTGGACTGTTGCAACGCATGGCGAAACTCCATCCGCGTCACCGAACCTGCCGAGATGTCGATAGGGTCGTTGTCAACAATGGTGATAACAGTAGACGGATAGAAGTTAAGGAACTCACCTGCTTGCGAGCAGACGATGTTCTCTTGACTCATTAGGACCAGGCGGTTCTTGAAGAACGAAATGCCTGTAATTTTTTCTCCAACAAAACTAGGACTAGGGGCTGACTGTGCGTCACCCACGGTACGCTGTTCCCAATACTGGGTAGCCCAAGTGCTGCCAGAAATAGTAGCAGAACCAACAGACGTAATCGTAAAGGTATCGCCTTCGTTGTTGGTAACTACATCATTTAGGGTGTAGTCTTGTCCAGCTTGGACAATGGTAACGCCGGTAATCTGTCTGGTTGAATTGACAGAGCTAACCTCAAGACGCAGGTTCTTACCAGTGCCACCGTAGACAGAGAAGTGTTGACCAACGTTCCAGCGAGCAGCACCATTAGAGGTGACGCCAACCGTTACGGGAATGCCGTTGACTGTGGTGGAGGTGGTAAAGGCAGCCGCAGCTGTTTCGCTCAGCTCACGGAAGGTATAGCTACCATCTGCTTCACGAATCAACGCATGAGGCATTGTGGTTGCATCAATACCTAGGACTTCTCCTGGCTTGATTGTTTCGACCCACACACCAGCACCTTGACCACTGCCGTTGCTGGTTTCAAAGACAAGGTGATAGTTGTCTGCGTCAGTATCGGCAGAGCCTGTGACGCTAATCACAGCACCGTCAATGAACTGAGCAGGCAGATCTTCTACGCCACCAACCGTGCCTTTGTAAGCCTTGAGGCCAGTACCCGACAAACTACCAGTAGCCTCTAAGCTGAAATCAGCACCATCAACTCGCTTAATGTGTATGTAGTTGGCGATAACTGTAGCTGTATAATTAGGGTTACCGTTAATACTACTAGCAAGGCCAGATACAATTGTGTCGGCGTTAAGAGAACTACCCGATGAAGTAGGCGTATTATAAGTAAAAGTAGTTCCGTCAATTTTGATGCGGTAGGTAGTGTCGTAAGCAATAGTTTGCAACGTCACATAACCAAACGGATCTTGTGCTGGTGAGGTTGTAGTATCGTCCTCTACCGTAATGCTACGGTTTAGCACAAACACATAGTCGTTAATCTGGAGAACCTCCAGGTCAGACCTT